GAAGCACCAGAACACAAAGCGAAAATTGCTGCTGCTGCAAAACCAGCACCAAAAGCTGATGAAGCCAAAGATCCAAAAGATGCGGTCAAAGCTGCAACTGAAGAGAAATCTGACGACAAGGCGAAAGATAAGAAACCTCCTTTTGCAAAGTCCGAAGAAGACACTTCTATAACTAGAAAAGAAAAAGAGCCAAGCCTGAAGAAATTCATGTTAGCACGCAAAATGAAAAAAGCTGGAGTACCCACCTCTGATGCACGACAAGCTGAACAAGCTGCTGGCGCTGCACCTGCTCCAACACCGGCTGAAAAGATTAAAGAACAGCCGAAATTAGAGATGGAAAAAAATAAATCTGTTGAAAAGCTAATGGGCATTGAACCAAAGGCTGGTGCGTAATGGCAAAAGAACAAAAGGAACAGCTTACTCCTGCAGAAATGCGAAAAGCTGCTCATGAAGCTAAGAAAGCTGCTAAAAAGGTTTTTCAAGACTCAAGAGAAGATTTTAGAGTGTATTTCGTTGGATTGAAGAAAAAACTTAATCTGGCTCCAGAAATCGAACAGGTTATCTGGCTACACCTCAAGGCTGTAGGCATGGCTACAAAAGAAAAATTCAACGAAGGTGTTAGACACTTCGGATATAAGATTTAAGGCAAGGAGATATAAAAAATGGCACAAAGATTAACTACCTCGTTCGTTAATACCAATAGACCAGGTTCTTATTTTGATGTAGAAGTCAAATCGACACCTGTTGGTGTTGCAAGTTCTGGTAACATAGTTATCATTGGTGAAGCTTCTGGTGGAGCTGCTGTAAAAGGCATCGATCCCAATGGTGATTTACTGAAGGATAACTTCTATACTCCTGATCAACTTGCTCAAGTTCAAAAGAAATACATCAGCGGTCCTATCGTTGATGCTTTCCGCGCTATTTCGTCTCCCAGCTCTGACGCAAACATCAATGGTTCTGCAAACAGAATCTACATTGCACAGACCAATAGTCCTGACAAAGCCGAAGCTACTCTTGCCACTGCTTATGGAACTTTGCGCGACAAAAACTCTGGTACAGATGGAAACAAATACTCTTACCAAGTAACTCAGTCTGAGGCTGAAGTTGCTCCAATGGTTGAGGGCGATACTATCGCTGCTTTCGGCGCTCCCTTGAATGGAACTGAATTTAGAATTCGCCTTAATGGTGGTGCTTCTACTACCATTACCTTGAGTAACACTCCGACCGATCACGATAACATCGCTAACCTGATCATCGAATTGAACGGATTACTTCCTGTTGGTATTGTTGCTGCTGCTGGAACTGCCGCTAACTCTTTCAAATTGACTATGTCTGCTGACGCCAACGCCCATCAAAAAGGCTGGGGAAAATCCTTCGAATTGATCGATTCTACTCCTGGTGATTTGGCAGCTCTTGGTCACGAAGAAGCATTGAATGTTTCTTCGCAAGAACCTGAAGTTCAAGTTGCAATCAACCGTGCTGACACCAATGTGAATGAAGCATTCCTCGTTGAAGCTCAAATCGCAATGGAAATTGGCTACTTCGGTACAACTGCAACCGTCACAATCACTAACAGCGTATTAACTACTGCTGTAACTGGTGGTTCTGGTGCCAACTTGTCGTTGCAACTCGCTGAGTTCAACACTATTACTGACCTTGCTGCTTACATCTCTGCTCAAACTGGATATGTTGCTTCTGTAGCTCCTGCTGCAACTCAAACTGCTCCTGCAAAGCTTGACGATGTTTCTGCTATCGGTATCTGTGCTGGTGTTGAAGGTGAAAAACCTGGCCGCATCAAAAAAGCTGCTGCTGATATGGAAAAAGCTTTAGCTCAGAGCAATGTGTTGGATTTTATTCCTACCGCTCTTGCTGGATTGCCGGATGCAATGGCTGTTAAAGCTTTCTTGTCTGGCGGTGCTAAAAACGGAACTACTGCTGCTAACGTAGTTGCAGCTATGACCGATCTCGAAGGTATTAATGTGAACTTCGTTGTTCCTTTGTTCTCTCGCGATGCTTCTGATGATATCGCTGAAGGCCTGACTGAGTCTAGCTCTACTTATACTATTGATGCGATTAACGCATTGACTAAATCGCATGTTCTGAAAATGAGCACTGCAAAAATCAAAAAGCACAGAACTGCTTTCTTGAGCTTTTGGGGTGAATACTCTGAAGCTAAAGACAAGGCTGGTTCTTTGGCTCACTACCGTGTTTCTTTGGCTATGCAACGCACAAGCCAAGCAAACGCTCAGGGTGTGATTGTAAATCAATTGCCTTGGCACACCGCAGCTATCGCTGCTGGTATGCAAGCTGCTGGTTTCTACAAATCGATTACCAACAAGTTTGCCAACATTATCAGCTATGAAGATCCTGAAGGATTCGATTCTGGTTCGCCTGGCGATATCGAAGAAGCATTGGACGCAGGTCTCTTGTTCCTCGAAAAAGCCGTTGTTGGTAGCAAATGGGTTTGTGACCAAACTACCTACGGTATTGACACAAACTTCGTGTACAACTCAATCCAAGCTGTTTATGGCGCAGATTTAGTTTCTCTTGATCTTGCAGATAGCTTTCAAACTGCATTCGTTGGTCAGTCTCTGGCCGATGTAGATGCTGCAACCGCTCTTGCTTTCTTGGCCTCTAAAATGGACCAATATAAGAAGCAAAAGCTGATCGCTGCTTCTGATGACGCTCCTCTTGGTTTCAAGAATGCGAAAGTCAGCATCAACGGTCCTATCATGGAAGTTAGTGTTGAAATCAAGCTGGCAACTGCGATCTTGTTCATCCCGATCAATATCGAGATCAGCCAAGTACAGAGTGCTGCGTAATTTTAAGGAGATATAGAAAATGGCAAAAGCAAAAGTTTTTACAGGTGCGAGAGCAAAAGTATATGTCGACAACGTACTTGTCGGTATCTTCGATTCTTGCACTTATGCGGTTAACATCGGTGCAGAAGCAATCCACATCTTGGGTCGCTACAGCCCTGCTGAAATTACCCAAACATCTTATGAAGCTGTTACAGCCAACTGCTCTGGTTTCCGAATCATTGGCAATGGTGGTCACGTTCTCCCTAAGATGCCTAAGTTGCAAGATCTTTTACAACTCGAAACAGTTACTCTAGCAATGCTTGACAGACAAGGTGCTCAAAACGACCCTCCTGTTATGATTGTTCAAAACTGTATTCCGATCAACTATTCTACTGGCGCAAATGCCAAGGCCACTTCACGAGTGCAAATCACCTATCTTGGAACTCATGCTTCTGATGAAGCCGGAGCACAAGACGAAGGTGGAGCAGTCAATCTCCCTTAATTGAGGAGATTGCTCCATAATTTAAGGAGTGAAGGTGGACAAAGTGGATTTAAAAATCATTTTTGATCTTCTTAAGGAAGTTAGAGAAGATCAGAAACAACAAGGCCAAGAACTTGCCAAACAAGGTGCTCATATTGAAAATATGGCGGCTGATGTTTGCGAGTTGAAAGCCTCGGTATCTAAAAATACTGAAGATATTGCCCATCACATCAAGCGTACAGATTTACTTCAAGAGCTTCACCAAGAAAATCAAGCTAAGATTGAAAAATCTGAAGCTCGTCTGGATAAGCTAGAAGAACCTGTCAAAGCTAAGGAATGGATTAAGCAACACATCATAACAATCTCTGCGATTGTTACAGCAGTGGCAAGTGCAGTTGCCTTCTTAGTCGAAAAATTCGGCTAGTAAAAACAGCATAACTCAGTCGAACGGTCGACTGTTGAAGGTTTGGTATGGCTAACGAAAGATCATGGGATTCCATAGGTCCTGTTTTATTTGCAGCGAATGGCGGCGCAGACGGCTCAATAACCGTTGCATCCACTTCTGGAATGCGAGTAAAACAAGAAGTAATCGTTGCATCTACTACCCAACCAACTCTCAGTAAAATCGAAATCAAGAGAGTTCTCTCGCCTACCAAAATCATTGTAGGCCCAATCAAAACAACTGGCGAATTTCTTAGCAGATCAAATCTATCTGCCTACCTTCTTGCTGACCTTGCAACAGTCAAGGTTATTGACCAAAAAAAATCAAAACCCACAGATAGGGATATTTTCTCGTTCGTCTATGAACCTGAGCCTGCAGTCGCCATTAGAACCCTTGGGGTTGATGAGCTTGGAAGGCCTTGGACTGGCGAAAACCCACTTCCTGTGGAAGGTACCTTTGTCATCACTTCTGATGCTCCTACCATTCAGAGG